TCCATCTAACCAATAGTTTGAGGTTTTTTGATTATATTTATATTTGAATTTAATTCTTTAATTTATCGGAGATAATAGTGGCTACTGAAAGAATTGTAAGTCCTGGAGTCTTTACCGTAGAAAAAGACCTATCATTCCTTCCACAAGGAATAGGTGCTATTGGTGCAGCTCTTGTAGGACCAACATTAAAAGGACCTGCGTTTGTCCCTACCGTTGTAAACGGATTTGGTGACTTCACAACAAAATTTGGTGGAACATATGAGCATTCATATTTGCCATATACTGCTAAAAACTACTTAAATAATGCTCCTAGTGCAACAATAGTTCGTGTATTAGGATCCGGCGGATATTCATTAAAATATCCATTAGCAATAGTTGCTACAGGATCTTGGGGCAAAAAATTGATTTCGTTCTTACACCCAACATTTGTAGTTAGTGGTCCAGATACGGATTCTTTGTTCAATAAATCAGTAGTTTCTTCAAATGGAAGTGGTAGTTTTGTATTGACTTTATCTGGATCATTCCAATCCGATACATCATCATTTACAAATGCTATTAACCAAAATGGAACTGCTTTTAGTGCCTCAATTGATCCGGAAAATAGTTCATATATTGGTGATTTATATGGATATAACCCATATGGAACTAATGCTGTTTACAACTATGTTATATTTGGTAATTATGCATCTGCTTCGTTGGCAATAGATGCTGCAACAAGTATAATAGTAGAAAGTGGATCTGCAACACCTGATTGGGATTTCACAGATGATTATTTGGAAGCATCAACTCCTTGGGTAACATCACAAAAAGTTGGTGCAACTACACAAGACCTTTTCCGTTTCCATACACTTTCTCATGGTATTCACTCAAACTATGAAGTAAAGGTTGGTATTGCTAATATCAAAGGTGCTGGAACAATAGCTGGTTCTGAATATGGTGAATTTGATATTGTAGTTAGATTTGTTGATCAATCTAAATTACCACAAACACCATTTACTTCACAAGATGAAGACATTAGACCAAATGTAGTTGAAACATTTAGATGTAATTTGGATCCAAATTCACCAAAATATATTGGTAGAGTTATTGGTGATAGATACATAACAATTACAAGTGAAGGTAAAGTTGTTATTAATGGTGACTACTCAAATAAATCTAATTATATTAGAGTAGAAACAAGTGATTCAGTTGCAAATGCTGCTGCATCACCAAATCTTGTTCCTTTTGGATTCCGTGCTTTGAAATCACCTATTCCAACAGGATTTACTCAACCACCATCTGCAACATATGTAACAAGTCAAACTATCGCTTCTTCATACAACCGTAGAGTGTATCTTGGTTTCAGTTATGATTTTGGTGAAACTGATAACTTTTCATATTTGAGACCACTTCCAGTTTCAACAAAACAAACTACCGGTTCAAATACTGATTTCTATTTAGGTGATTATACACAAGATGTTGGTGCAAATTATCCAACTGCTGCTAGTCCATATACTGGATCAATAAATTTGACAACAAATACATCACTTGATACTCGTAAGTTCATGATTCCATTCCAAGGTGGATTTGATGGTCATAAACCAAATCTCCAAAAGAAAACAGGAACTTACATAACAGCTAATAATACACAAGGATTTGATATTTCATCAACTGGTGCAGACGGATATACTTCATACAAAAAGGCACTTGATACAATTTCAAATGCAGATGAATTTGATATAAACTTACTTGGTATTCCAGGTGTAATACATTCTTTACACTCACCTATAACATCATATGCAAATGATATATGTGAAGATAGAGGTGATGCATTTTTAATAATGGATTCTATCGGTATTAACGATAATATTGCAACTGCTGTTTCTACTATGGAAGGATTTGATAGTAATTATTCCGCAACATATTATCCTTGGGTTAAAATTCTTGATATGGATAGAAACAAACCTGTATGGGTTCCACCATCAGTTGTTCTTCCTGGTGTCATGGCATTCAATGACCGTGTTGCAGCCGAATGGTTTGCTCCAGCTGGTTTGAATAGAGGTGGTCTTACAGAAGTAATAGAAGTTAAAACACGTCTTACTCAAACAGAACGTGATACACTTTATGAAGCCCGTATCAATCCTATTGCAGTATTTCCATCAACAGGAGTATGTGTATGGGGTCAAAAAACGCTTCAAGGTCGTCCTTCTGCTCTTGACCGCATTAATGTTCGCCGTTTGTTAATTGCTGCTAAGAAGTTTATAGCTTCTTCTACAAGATACCTTGTGTTTGAACAAAATACATCACAAACAAGAACTCGTTTCTTGAATATTGTGAATCCATATCTTGAATCAATTCAACAACGTCAAGGTCTTTATGCTTTCCGTGTTATCATGGATGAAAGTAATAATACACCAGACATCATTGACCGCAACATCCTTTATGGCCAGTTGTTCTTACAACCTGCCAAGACTGCTGAGTTCATTATTCTTGATTTCAACATTCAAAATACAGGTGCTGCTTTCCCTGGTGCTTAATTGATATAATTGGGGAGATGAAATACTCTCCCCATAATTTTTTATAATATGTATATTTATTTGAAATGATAATTTTTAATTTGGAGATATAAATGGCTGAATTACTCGATCCTACGGAAATCTTTTTTACCCCGTTTGAGCCAAAATTACAGAACCGATTTATTATGTATATTGAAGGAGTTCCTGCATATTTGGTAAAAGGTGCTGGTAGACCAAACATTAGTTTTAATCCAATCACACTTGACCACATCAACGTCAAACGTAAAGTAAAGGGAAAGGGTGAATGGCAAGATATTACAATCAAATTGTATGATCCAATCGTTCCGTCTGCTGCTCAGGCAACAATGGAATGGGTACGTCTTTCACACGAATCTGTAACTGGTCGTGATGGTTATTCTGACTTCTATAAGAAGGATATAACACTTCACGTTCTCGGTCCTGTTGGTGATAAAGTTGAAGAATGGACACTTAAAGGTGCATTCATCACTGCAACAACATTTGGTGAAATGGATTGGGCAAATGATGCGTTTGTTGAGATTTCTCTCACACTCGCTTATGATTATGCTATCCTCCAATACTAATACAATTTGTGTTATCATATTAAAAGTAAAATAGAAAACGGGTATACTGATTTTTTCGGTATACCCATATTTATTTGTGTATATTAAAACGTTTTATTACAAACAATGTTATAGGATTTAAGTTATGACAAAAATTCCAACAGGCTACAATGTAGCTAATGAAGAAATTGTTTCTGACGCCGATATAAAGGCACAACTTCTTGCAAATCATAAACAAACTTCTGTTAAAAAAACAAACTTTCCAACAGAAATTATACCATTGCCATCAAAGGGTCTTTTGTATCCAGAAGGACACCCATTGGCAAACGGCACAATAGAAATGAAATATATGACTGCAAGAGAAGAGGATATTTTAACATCGCAAAACCTTATTAAACAAGGTGTTGTATTGGACAAATTGTTTGAGTCTTTGATTGTTACTCCAATCAATTATGGTGATTTATTTGTAGGTGATAAGAATGCAATTATGGTTGCATCTAGAATTTTAGGTTATGGTAAGGATTACATAGTAGAAATAGAAGATCCATTTTCAAATGGAACTAAACAAAAAGTAACAATAGATTTAACTCAAATTGAGCACAAGGAGGTCGATTACAGCTTATTTGAGTCTCGTAAAAACGAGTTTGATTTCACATTGCCTAATTCCAAAAGAACTATAACTTTTAGATTACTTACCCACGATATAGATAAACAAATTCAGTCCGAAATAAAATCAATGAATAAAACATTGGTTAAAACTGGAATTGATAAAGAATTAACAACGAGACTCAAACATATTATTATAGCCGTTGATGGTGAAACTGGCAGAGCTGCAATAAATGATTTTGTTGATAATCAATTATTTGCATTGGATTCAAGGGCATTAAGACAATATATCAAAGAAATATCTCCCGATCTTGATATGACTTTTACATTTGTTTCAGACACTACTGGAGAGGTAAAGGAGATTGATATACCTATGGAGGTATCATTTTTTTGGCCTGGCACCTGATTATAAGTTAGGTTTACATGAGGAAATATTTTCTTTGTGTTATTTTGGTAGGGGTGGATTTACTTGGGATGAAGTGTATAATCTTC